CTGTGCGCCGCTGGGCCTGGACGGACTGCTTAGAGACGGCTGCATGGATCTCCTTGCCGTCGATGTAAAGGTGAATATGCTGCTCCCCGCCGACCCCGGCGCCATTCGCGTAGCCCATGGAGACGTGGTTGGGCAGGACCGTTTCCCCGCCGCGGAATTTGACCAGCTCGGGGCCGGCTTCGCCGACCCACGCCCATCCGGGAGAGGCGGAAGGGGTGCCCTTGGCGTGGCCGGGTGCCCTGACGCCCACAGGAACGCCGGTCGTGATCCCACTGACAGGAGTGCCCTGGGTTATGAGGTGGGTGATCACGTAGGCGTTGGCTGTCTTACCGTTAAGGCCGTTAAGGTTCTGGGTGACCTGGGCGATGAGGGCGGCTGCCTGCTTAGCGCTAAGGCCCAGCTTCTCCAGGTCGCCGAGCAGGCCCGAATAGTCGGCCGCCGCGGCAGCCCTGTTGCCGTCCATCAAGTCCTGGGCGTACTTCTGCATGGCAGCCCCGGCCCCGGATGCCTGCACCTGGGCGGCCTGGAGGGCGGACACGAGGGCCGAGCTGAGCACGTTGCCTAGCGTCTGGGCAACCGAGTTCATGTTGGCCATCTTCGCCGTGGCCGAGCTGATGATGCCGCCAAGCCCGCCGAAGCTGGCACCGCTGTTAGCGATAGCCGATTTGAGCTGGGCGAACGTCTGAATGGACGGGTCGACCTGCTGGACCAGGCCGAGTAGTTCCGTCTGGGCCGTCTTGGATGCGGTTGCCAGCGGGACGAAAGCGGAGGCCATGTCAAGCCCGGCCTGCTTGAACTTCGTGGCGCTAAGGGCGCCTTCGGCGCCCGCGGTGCGCATCCAGTCGAGCATCTTCTGCCCGTTAGAGATGGCGCCGTTGAAATTAAGCCAGGCGTTAGCCCCTGCCCCGCTGAAAGACTTAAGGTCGTTGGCGAACTGCTTAATGCCGATCGTGATCTTCCCGGCCTTGCCGAGCACGTTGGTCACGTTGTTGACGCCGCTGGACAGGCTGGTGAGCGACTGGCCGAGCCCGGCCAGCGCGCTAGTGCCGCCGGTCAGGTTGGACGTGAACTCGTCCCACGCCGAGTTAAGCTTGCCCACATTGGACGAGGCCAGCCCGGACTGGATGGCCAGGGCCGTCATGTCGGCGCCCACCTCGCCGCTGGACTGGCCCATCGCCTTGTAGCCCTGGACGAGGGAGGCAATCTGCATCCGGGCTATCTGGGCGGCCTGGCTGGAGCCCAGGATTCCCTTAGCCAGCTTCACGTTAGCCTGGTCGGCGAGGGCGAGGGCTCCGGTGAAAGTGGTCCCGTAGGTCTTGGCCAGGTAACCCGCCCCCGCGGCGACCTTGCCCATGTCGGCAGTCTGCTGCTGGATGGCGGCGTTGAATGACGCGATCTCCGGGTTGGCGGTCTGCGCCGCATTACCGAACCGCATCATTTCCTGCGCGGTCCCGTTAAGCGTCCTGGGCGCCTGGGCTAGCTTCTGGTTAAGCGTCCCGATGTTGTTAGCTATCTGCCCGATGACGTTCGAGTTGGACACTTTCATCAGCGAGTTCTGGAGGGCATCCCCGAACTGCCGGGCGGCATCCCTGGCGGTCAGCATCTTGTAAGCCAGGAAGCCGACCGCCGCGGCGGCGGCGATAATGCCTGCCGCCTGGAGGGTGCTCAGGCTGGCCACGAAGGTCTGCATCCCGTAGGACGCCTTGGTCAGGCCGTTGGCCAGCGCCGACTCCCCGAACGTCCCGGCAAGGCGGGCCATTCCTACAACAGCCATGGGGACGATCCCGATAAGGCCCTTGAGGACCGAGCCGAATCGGGCGAGGCTGAAAACGCCCCCTTCAAGGGCCACGGAACTAAGGCCCATCCTGCCCATCGTGGTGGCCACCAGGCCACCCCAGCGATTGAACTCCTCAAATCCCATTGCCGCGGTGATAAGCGGCCCGGCAATCCCGCTGAGGTGGCTTGCCAGGCTGGTTACCCCGACTGTTATTTTCAGCAGGAATTCAGCCAGGCCCGGCATTGCGCTGGCAAAGTTGACAAAAGTGTGGCCGACGTTGCCGAGCACCGCGCCGAGGCCCTGGAGGTCGCTGGTCATGTGAGCGAACAGGGAGCTGGTCTTGTTGCCCAGGGAACCGCCAGGCCCGAAGTCGAGGGCGACCTTAGCGGCGAACGTCTGGAACATCTGGGCCACCTGTGAGCCGGCCGTGGTCAGCTCGCCCATGTGCCCCTTGACGCCGATCAGGGCGCTTCCCAGCGCCCCGTACACGGCAGGCCGGGCGGCGTCCTGGGCCGTCTGGAGGGCATGGCCGAGACCGAGCACGTCGCCGATCGTCTGGTTGAACATCTGGCCGGTGGCGCTGGTGGCCGTGTTAAGGGCCTGGAAGTGGGCTGCCGCGCTCTGTGCCGCCGGGGCCATCACGGCAACCCCGGCGGCCAGGGCGACCAGGGCGGGGATGGTGACGGCCAGCAGTTCGGCACCGCCAGCGATGACCCAGTGCAAGGCTGTCGCCGTCAGGCGGAAGCCGCCGACGAACAGGGCGCCGGCCCGCTGGCCGGCGCCTCCTGCCGCGACCGCTTTCGCGCCCAGGACACCCAGGCCGTCCGCGTTAACCTTGACGGTCCCGTTAAGGTTTTTAAGCGATGCCGCGAGGGCGTCGACCTTAGCCTGAGCGGCGGCAAGACCTTCCGTGCCTATCTTGAAGTCGCCGCCAAGGCCCTTAAGCGCAGCCTTAGCCTTAGTGATGCCGCTAAGAAAGTCGCCCATGTCCATAGACAGGCGGGCCACTACTGGCGGGAGGTAATCGCTCACTTACCCGCCCTGCGCCTTAAGCCAGTGGTCATAGTAGATGCGCTCAGCCGCGCCGCCTTCGGCGACTTCCTTAACGGCTGGCTTAAGGTAAGGCTGGGACGGCATCATGTTGGCCGCGGCGTGATTAGACCAGACCCCGGTAGGCCACCACATGTAGCCGCTCGGATTGTGAGCCTCGCGCATTCCGCCCAGCTCGACAGCCCGGCCGTAAGGCCCGTTACTTGAACGGGCCGCCCCGGTCGGCCCTACAAGGGCATCGTCCCCGTCCCGGCTGGCATCAATGGCCGCCATGAGGGCGCCGGTACGCTTAGGCACAAAGGTCCGGGCAAGGGCCTGGATTTCCACGGCAACGTCCATGTTGGCCGCCACGCCCTCGCGGTGTGCCGCGGCCAGCCATGCGTCCAGGCCGCCCTGAAAGGCGCTGTCGTCTATGGTGACATGAATTTCTACGGGAATCCCCTGCTCTGCTTAGCCTTGCGCTCCTGCGCTTCGGCGGCCTTTTTTTCCTTGTAGGCCCGTTCCGCGTCTATCGCGTGCATGATGGGAACCAGCCAGTCGTCCTGTTCGACGGTGAGCTGGTCGACCTGCTGCGGTGTCCAGCCGAATTTCTCCGCGTAAGTGACGTAAGCCACCATTTCCCAGGGGATCTTTTCTTTGTCACAGGGAAGCCCCGTCAGGTGCCTTTTCAGCTCCCGGAGGCGGGCGTAGGGACCTCGTTATCCTTAGCGGGGGCGTTCTGGCCGAGAATGGCCCTGATGTACGGCTGGATGACCTGCCGCAGGGCGTCGTCCTGCTCGAGGCTCAGCCGGTCCAGGGCGCCCGGGTCGACGGCCGGGGTGGGGAAGGGGAGTGACCAGTCGGTGATAACCCGGCCGAGCAGGGCATCCGCCATGTCGTCGTCCATGCTGGCGTGGACGACGGGGCCGTTCTCTCCCTGCTCAAACACGATGGCGGCGTTGACCGCCCTGCGGTCAGCGCGGGTTAGCTGCTCGACGGGGGTTATCTCGGCCCAGTCGTTAGGCCCGATTACAACGCGCATTACGATGATCCCTTCGTTAGCGCTGTTAGGACGTGCGGATTATCCGCTTAGTAAGAGGTGATGGCGTTCTGGATGACGATGCTGATCGGCGACTGGCCGCCGGAGCCCCCGGCGTTGGTCGCGTTGGACAGCGACATGAAATCGGTCTGGTACTCGATGACCGTGTTGTTGACGAACTTCACCGTCTGGAGCGCGTTGACCTGCATGTTGAACGTGATGGCCAGCAGGTTGGCCCCGGCCAGGCCGTTGGTGGCCTTGAGCTGGAGCTGCGGCTGGGTGCCGGCCAGGTACAGGGACATCGGGGTGGCGTTCTGGGCAACCTCGGTGTACTTCCCGGTCACCTTGATGCTGTTACGCCCGATCGCGTAGGGGAGCTGCTGGCCGGCCGCCGTGAAGTACGGCTTAACCTCCCGCGTGATGTCCAGGCTTAGCGCGCTAAGGTCGTTGACCAGCGTCCCGCCGGTAGCGGGACCCTGGATGCCGACCGCGAACTGCCAGTTGGCGTAGACGGGGACGGTGGAGAAAGCGTTGGTGACCGGGCTGGCCGCGGCCTGCTGGGTGTAACTGCACCCCTTCGTCTCATGGGTGAACAGCTTTTCCGGGTCCATGTTCAGCGCGCACGACTCGGCGCACCAGTAGGCGTACTGGGCGGCCTTGTTAGACCCGGTAAGCCCGTTGTAGTGGGTGAGGGTGTGGGTGACCGGCTGGCCGTTGTTGCCCGCGTTAAGCAGGCTGAATGTGTGGGTGAACGGGGCCGCGACGACAGCCGCGGCCGGGGTGCCCGACTGGGCGAACCTGAGCGGGTTGCCGGCCCAGGTGGCAACCGACCCGGCCAGGCCGGTGAGCTGGACAACCTGGGCGGTTGCGCCGGAGCCGATCTGGACGATGGAAGCCGCCGTGTATCCGGTCGGGCTGGTCAGGGTGCCGCTCGTGGCGCCAGCCGCGAGGGCGCCCGTGAACGTGGTTGCACTGGCCGGAGTGCTGCCCGTGGACGAGTAGTCGCCCAGCAGGTTGAACAGGACATGCCCGATGGTGTCCAGGTAGACCGGCCCGCCGAAGGCAACATCGGCCTGCTCCGTGCCAGGGGTGGCAGAGAACGCCGTGGCCATGATGCCGCGGATGGTGTTGTCATACAGCAGGTTGAGCTTGTCGTCCGGCTCAATCTTCTCGACCGGCAGCGTGGCCGTGGGGGCGGCGATGGTGCCGACCGTGGTTTCCCGGCCCAGCCCCAGCCATTCAAGGGCTACCGGGTTAACGGTGCCGACTACAGTTGGCATCTAGGAGACTTCCTTAGGCTCGGACGGGCGGGGCGGTGAACCCCGGGAACATGAAAGGCTGCGCCGGAGGCGCGGCCGGGAACGGGTTAGGAACGGCTACCGGGGCGGGCTCAGCCGGCGCTACAGGCGCCGGAGCCGGCTCGGGGACTACCGGGACGGGAACAGGCTCAGGTTCCGGCTGGACGGGCTCAGGGGCCGGCTCAGGGGCAGCCGGGGGCGTGAACTCCGCGGGCGGTCCCACCGGGACCCAGGCGCCGTCATCAGGCGGCCCGGCCTCGAACTCGAACACGTCGCCAGGGCTGGCCATGAGGCTCTTGCCTTCGGCGTCCTGCACAGCCGGGTAGAACTTCGTGTACCCGTATGTGAATCGGTAACTCTGCAAGGTCGCTCCCTGGTGTTTCAGTGATTACTGCGGTGGGCCGGTTAAGGCTTTAGTGGCGGGGGCGGGATTTGAACCCGCGAGCTGAGCGTTATGAGCGCCCCGTGATACCGAACTTCACTACCCCGCTACGCGAGAGTTATGGTCGTCTGCACTTCCGCGTCGAACATGACACGGAAATGGGTGACCGTGATTTCCTTCCATTCGTCGGAAGGGTCGATTACGGTCTGGATTCCCGAACTGCTCATCCCTGCCTGGTAGCAGATGCCGCCCAGGGTGAAGTCGCTGTAAACGTGATCGGTGATGGCCTGCGCCAGCAGGTCAATGTCAGCCTCGGCATCCTCGGCGTAAGGCATATGTGCCATGTGATACACATGGCATTCCACCGGGTAAATCAGGTGCCGCTGGCCGCCCTTAGTTCCGGCCGGGAGCTGCGGGCCTGTCAGGATGGTGTCCCGGGTCCTGGGCATCTGGAGCACCATCAGGGCGCCCATTCCCCGGCCCGGGGTAAGG